CCCAAACAATCCTTGGTGCATTTTTTCTTACATCTATTTTTTCAATATATTCTTGCACAAGACTATTAATTTTTGTTTGAAATTCTTCAAGTAATGAATTATTATTAGACTGACTTACTGTCCAAAGACTTTGTGCTGCATCTCGTAATGTTACATAATCACTAGATAGTAATAACCTTTTTAATACATCGCCCATAAAATCATTTTCAATTAATCCACCACCACCTACAATAATAGGACGATTGCTATCGTATTGTGCAACATGCAATTGTGTTATATCGATTACATCGTGCTCAATTCCAAAATAAGGCAACGGATTGCAATATAAATCGCCTACATTATTTTTATCTTGTCTGTGTATTACTATTGGCTTCATTTTAGTTCTCTATCTCTCATTAACATTTTGTAGGCATACCCGTTTACTAATTCTTGATAATGAAATTGACCATAGGCTAAATGATGTGCCCAAGCAGTTAGTTTATCAATATGCTGCAAGGTTGGATTTTCTATTTTATCAATATCTTTATCACATACAGGATCTGCTGCTGTAGGTGCAAGTGTAATAGCAGGTATTCCGCATAACACACTTTCTACTGCTGCAATACTGTTGTAAGTAATTAGCACATGTGCATTTTCAAAGTCTTCGTATATACTATTGTTTACACGTTCTGATCGCTGCTTGGGTTTTTCTCTTACAATAATAGGTCTATCTGTATGTTTTTTTATTTCAGCAATTGTGTCTGCTGTCCATTTTTTTAAATCAATATCGTAAAACTTACAGGGTTTTGCACTCGGCAGTGCTAGTAAGACTGCTTTGCCTTTTCTTTTTACTGGCTTTTTTATTTTTAATCCTAGCCTTTGAAATCTGTCTGCAGGACGTTCTATTATTTCGTTGTGTTGTAGTCCGTTGGGTACAATTCGATGATACAGTTTTTTTGCTTCTGGATTTCTGCTACTTCTATAATTTCCAAAGTATCCGCTGTCCATATAAAAGAAGGGAAGATTATTTTCTAGTCTGTGGGTTATTAGATCTTTTTTTACAATGCTTCTAAAAATAATATCTTGTGTTGTAGACTTATCTACAACATCCGTAGGCTTGTATCCTGCTCCAGATGCAAATGCATTTATAAAGTCGTCTTTAAGATGCTTACTTAAACATATCATATAGTTCTTGTTTCCATAACTCATTAAATTCGCAGTCTCTATAGTTTTCAAACCACGGGCCGCCTTCGGTATAATGAATTAAATTTGGTGTTTCGATATCATCATACACGCCTACTAAGTAGTTCCATGTATGATCAAGTTCGCCAACTTCTTCATCTTTTAACCAACTAAATCTATGAAAGTATGCACCATTAAGTTCTGTATCATTTACCATGTCTTGTGTAAGTCTTGCATTACTAGGATGCGCACAATTAAACAACACAACACTTGACCAGTTCTTGCGTGGATAGATTGTTTGCTTTTGTCCATCCATCTTCATACCTTCTTTGGGTGTGTAATCATGTTGCACACACATAACAGCGTACTTGTCGTCTGCTTGATCAAACAGTTCTTTAATGTCTGTAGTAAGGATCATATCGCAATCCATAAACACTGCCCATCCTTTGAAGTTAGCAAGCTCTGGTACAAGGAAGCGTGTAAAGGTAAATTCAGTACTTGCTAATTTATCGATAGGACGATTGTACCATCCTGCGTCACGCAATTCCTGTTGCTTTAATGCTCGAACATCAGCGTTTGGTTGTTTATTTAAAATGCTATGCTTACATACTTGATAAGCAATATCTTCTCTTGGATCGTATCCTACAAATACTTTCATTAATCTCTTCTTTCTATATCTTCTTCGTAGCACACGCCCCACTGCACTTCTAGTATATGTGCATTTGTGTCACCTGGATTGCTGGCTTTATGCCAAACTTCTTTGCCAATATTAAAAGTTCTACTTTCTTGTTGTAATGTTATACTACTTTGTACGCTATTCCATTCAGTGTCCATTTTAACTATACCTTCTAGTACATTCCATTCTTCCGAACGTTCAAAATGTTTTTGATCACTTAAACTTTTGCCTGGGTATATTACAAGCTCTTTTACTTTATAACCTTTGTCTGGTGCATCATCTAGCACACGCCAGTACCCCCAATCACGTTCTGTCTTTTGTGTTTTCCATTCGTCTAGTATCCAACTGCTACTATTGGCTTTATTTTTGCCGCCAACTCCAAACACAAACTCCACATCTTTATGGTCTCCGTATAATGCTTGTTCGGGTATTTCGCCATCAACTCTGTCGCCGCCATTGGCAACAATTAATTTGCCGATATGTGTTGCAAGTACTAATCCTATAGCTTTTGTTGTACCGCCAGTTTCGTCGTCTTCGACCATTATAACATCGTCAACCATTTCAAGATGTTTAATAATATTTGCACGTTCTCCAAATGGCATAAATGCACGACCTTTTTTATTTGCAAGCCATGTATCGCTGTTTAGTCCTACTACTAATTTATCACCTAGTTCTCGTGCTGCTTTAAAATATTCAATGTGTCCGGAGTGAAGCGGATCAAAGCCGCCTGTGACTAATACTGTTTTCATACAGTATTTATATGCGCACTTTACACTGTTTAATTTTTTGGAAGTTTTGTGTTGTCTGTATGTACTGATTTAATTAAATTATAGTCTAATTCTAAACTATCTATCAAGTTCATAAGTGCTAGTGTATCTTTGGGCAAACAAGCACCACTATACCCACGTAAGTTTTTGCTGACATTTAAATACTGTCCGCTGGTTTTTTCTGTTTTAACATATGCATTTTTTATTATATCATAATTTGCATTATATTTGTTTGCAAGGTCGTACATCATATTAGCAAATACAATACGTAAACTAGCATATGAATTATTATATAGTTTTAGTATTTCTGCTTCTGCAGGCAACATATATTCAACAGATTTTGGTAATGTCTTAAATGCATCTGTGACTGTACGAGCAACTGCTAAATTGTATGTGCCTATTGCAAGCAATTTACAATCTTCAAAATCTGCGTCTGCATAATCTTGTCTTAAAAATTCTGGTACAAAACAAATATCTAAATTATTTTTCTTTAATAATTTATCTGTTGTTCCTGGCAAAATTGTACTACGAATTGCAACTACACCTTTGTAATTGTATAGAAATAAATCTTTTACAATATTTTCTACATGATCTTCGTGTGTACAAATAAAAATAATTTCAGTATCTAGTATATCTTGTATTTTAGTATTAAATTTAATATCGTGTTCTAGAACAGTATGTCCTAGTTTTTCAAAACCTTTTACATTTGCTTTGCCTACATTTCCAACACCAATTATACCGATTCGCATAATAAACTTTCAACTGTTTTTTTGAGTCCTACTTCTAATGGTGTATAATCATTGAATCCGGTAAGTGTTTGTACTAGTGTTGTGTCAGGACATCTGCGTGTTGCACTGCCTATAGGTCCAGAACGCACTTCAAGTCTATCTGGATTAATACCCATGTATCCCATAATTAATTTAGCAACTGTTGCAATAGGTACTTCAATATCGTTGCCTACATTTACAGTTAGATTACTATGATCTTTTACTAGCATATCTGTCATACGTACAGCATCATCTACATAGCAAAAACTACGTGTATCATTGCCTTTAATATAATACTCGCCTAATTTACAACGTTCTACAAACTCGCTAATAAAATGGTCTTTTTGTCCTGGTCCGTAAATATTAAAATAACGTAAAATAAGATATTCAAGTCCACTGTTTGCAACTAAGTTTTCACCGAGAGCTTTCGGAATGCTATAACTCCATCTTGGATTTTTAATGTTGTCAAACACAACTGGTACTTGTTCATCAGTTGGCACATGGTAATAACCTGCATCAATTGCTCCATTAAATATTTCGCACGTACTAGCAAAAACAAATTTTGTATTTGTATCTCGATAACGTTCTATCAAGTTTATTGTAGGCAATGTATTGTTTATTAATACATCAGTAGGCTGTTCGTAAAACAATCGTGTACCATTAGTTGCTGCAAGATGAACAACAACATCACACTCTGGTGCATTTCTAGCTACTGTAATATTACTTAGATTATCTGCAACGCCGTTCTGTTTATCATAAGGATAAATTTCTTCGTATCTATCTTTAATATAGTTGTGATAATGACTGCCTATAAATCCTTTGTGTCCAGTTAACAATAATTTAGAGTGTTGCATCTTCCATACCCGCTACTCTAAGTTTTACAACATTAGTTATTTGCCACTGTTTCTGATCAAGTGCTTTAAGTACACCTAGCCACTTATTGCGTAGCAGAGCAAACTCATTAATAATCTTTTCATAGTCAACAACGTCTGCCTCGCCGTCTACGTATTTTTCAACGTCACGGCTTGACAGAGCTCGTTGATAGTTTTCAAGATATTTTTTAAAGTACGAGCTACGCAATTTACGTAGCTCGATATTTAAGTAGTTTAGGATAGCTTCAATTTCTTGCAGTTGATTAAACCGATATTCAACAATACCTGGCATTGCTGCCGCAGCTTTTTCAACATTTCCAGTTAACTTGCACTCGACTCTTGCGTTTACTAGTTCAGTTTCAAAATGTTGTATTGCTGCTGGAATTTGCGTAATATCTCTGCTTACTCGACTGTACCATGCCATTAGTTATCCCACTCATCTTCGTAATCGTCTTGATCCATTTCTAAGTAATATTCAATAGCAGCATCTAAAGTTTTATCTACGCCCATTATACCTTTGAGTTGTACGTCATCCATACCGTAATCAATAAGTGCGTCGACATACTTTTCAGCTGCCATTTCAATATGCTTTTTATCTAAGTATTCTTTAAACAAGTCCCATAAATCAGCGACAAACTCTTCATTCATTTTCAGCAATTTCCTTAACTAAGTTATCATCGGTATTTACCAATTCGGCATCTAATTCAGCTAATTCAGCTAACCGTGCCGCACGTTCAGCTTCTGCTTCTTCGGCTGCAACTTGTGCTTCTTTAGCTGGTAAATCTGCCATAACTTTGTCAAGTAGATCTCCTGTCCAACGCTTGCGGAATTCAATGATTACTTCACCATCACTAGTAATGTATTCATAACGATTACCTTTCTTTTCCAACAAGCCCTTTGCATCCATCAAGTCAAACATACCTGAATATGGATCCATGCCTGTTTCATATGGAATCTCAACTTGCACACTTTCGAACGGTTTGTTGTAGCGTGTTTTCATAACCTTACACGCTGCTCTAATACCATGTACTTGTGATGTTTTGTTGCCGTCTGCGTCTACTTTTAGTTTAAGTTTCTTCATAGCAACAACCATTGAACTTGCATACACAAAGCCCGAACCACCTGAGATCTTGTCATCCGGATCAAACATATCTTGCGATGCATATGTGTGATTAGTGACACACATACCTACATTGTATGAACCAAACATATTCACACAGTTAGTCACAAGTGCTTTTAGTGCCTTTGCTTTACGACCAAAGTCACCTTTCATGTCACCTTTTTGGAACTGGTCCATTTCAGTTGGTGACATAAGCATACCAAGCGAATCAACTACAAACAACACTT